AGAGCCGCAAGTTCTGCCAGGTAATGATGGACTTGAGCAGCGCACGCCTATACACACGCGACGACATCAACCAGCTGACGGCGTTGATGGGTTACAGCGTATGGGAGCGCAGAGGCGGATGGCTGACACTGGAAGATGGCAGGCACCGGCCAAGCTGCCGCCATATGTGGGTGCAGCAGTTGGTGATCAAAAAAGGTACACAAGTTGAAAGAATCGTCGAATGAGCAAGGCACTATTTATAAGCGAAAACACGCTGATCGAAAATTCGGTCATCAGCGAAAACGTAAGCTACACCCAGCTACGCCCAACCATTGTGAAAGTGCAAGAGATGCACATTCAGCCAGCGGTTGGATCGGCGCTTTACGCGGAACTCGTGACGCAGGTCATTGCTGGCACTTTGTCGGCCAACAACACCACGCTGATGCAGACCTACATTCAACCCGCCATCATTCAGTGGATGTACTTTGAACTTCCGATGGTGCTGGCGTTTAAGTTCATGAACAAGGGCATGGATCGGCGCAGCAGCACGGAGTCGTCGCCGATGAGCGAGCGTGAGATGACGCGCCTCATGGACAAAAGCCGCGATGATGCGGAGTGGTACACCGAGCGCATCACGCGCTACCTTCAAGAGAACCACACGCTGTTTCCGCTATTCGACAATCCTCCAGTTGCTATTGACACGATCTACCCGGCCAACAGCGCATATCAGACAGGGATGGTGCTTGGTCGCAGGGGCAGGTATCGCGATCCGCTGGACTACCCGGAAAACAGACGCAACTACTTTTGATGGCGCACAGCAAGAACGTAAATAAACTAAAGCAATTCTATGAGCAGTTGGGTGACAATCAAAAACGACCTGATAGCCTTCGCGGAGTCGCACCTGCAGCTGAACGCGGTGGGGTTCGGCGATCCGCTGGCGATCGGCACGGACAACGTGATCAACCTGCGGACAACCGACAGGGATAGGGTTATCTACCCGCTTCTGTTCGTCGATGCGCAGAGCGCGTCAATGCCTATGGGTGCTACCAATCTAAGCGTCAGCGTGCTGGTGATGGACAGGGTGGCAGACCTTCGCGGCGTGGATGCGACCATAAGCGGCAGCGTCGTCTATCGGTGGACTGACAACGAGGATGAGGTGTTAAGCGATACCCTACGCATCCTGCAGGACTTCGTAGCCGAGTTCACCGATGATCCTGATCGCGACTACACGATCATAGGCGCGGTGAGTGCTACGCGCTTTGTCGAGGCAAGGGATGACAAGGTCGCAGGATGGCAGGCTACGGTCGTGTTTGAGTTGCCGTTTTCACGCAACGTCTGCCAAATACCGACGCGTTAAAAACACGATTGCAGAATTGCATAGAAACAGTCGAAACGATATTTACAACTAAAGAAAAAGACAATGAATGTAGGACAACAAATGGATGCGCTACTCGGGCGCGGAATGGCAGCCGAAGTGCTGGCAGTTGGCGCAGGCGCAGTTTCATCGGTAACAGGTCGCACCTATGACGTGCTGGTCGTCAACCAAGAGGCGAAGTTCACAACGCTGACCGATAGCAACGGAACGAATATGATGACGGCTGTGAGTGGTGGTGGCATCGGCTTATTCCCTTCCGGGCAGGCGTTCAGTCCGGGCATGATCATAGCCGCCAACAATGGCCGTAGGATTGCCGCCGTGACGCTGAACGCAGGCAGTGTGATCGGATATTCAATGCAGGGCGTAACCATCGTAAGCGCTGTATAATGGCATTAGGCATTGGCTACGGCTTGCCGTTTGTCGCGCAACACGGCACGAACCCCTACAAGACGCAGTGGTCGGCAGCGCTTGAAGGCGCGAAGGGCGCAGGTGCGAGTGTTGAAGATGAAAACGCTGGCACAGGTAGCTGCTTGGTGTCGCGCGGTCAAGATGTCTACACTGACGGACTGCCATCGACGCCGTCGCTGCTGATAGTTCCGCAATTCTACAAGGCGGGCAACCTATACCAAGACGTGCCTCCGTTTGTGGCGGAAGACACGACGATGCGGTTCACCGTCAGCCGCAACACAACGGCGACGCGCGTCACTAGCAGCGGGTTGATTGAAAGCGTCGCGTCGGGAGTGCCGCGCATCGATTGGCTGGGGCAGTCGTGTCCTGCCTTGTTGGTCGAGGCGAGTGGGCAGAATCAAGCATTGTGGAGTCGCGACCTCTCGGTCAGCGGAACATGGGCGGCAAGTGGTATCACGGCAGTACGCAACGCCGTTGGCGCTGATGGGACTGCATCAGGAGCAACGACGCTTACATCCACGGCGGCAAGTGCGACGATAACGCAAAACATATCGCACGCCTCCCAGTCGCGTATTTTCTCGGCCTATATGCGTAGAGTTTCAGGCACTGGTGAAATTCAGCTCACCACAAACGGCGGCACAAATTGGCAGACCGTAACGTTGACAACTGCGTTTGCTCCGGTTAATAGTGGAGCGCAAACAGTGGCATCGGGGCAGGTAGGAATACGGATGATTGCAAGTGGTGATGTTATCGAAGTGGACTTCACGCAGGCAGAAATTGGCCCTGTTCCTACATCACCAATAACCACCACGACAGCAGCAGTCAGCCGTGCCGCTGACGTCATCAGCGCATCGGGGGCGCTCGTGAGTGGGCTGATAGGCCAAACCGAGGGGACGATTTATGCGGAGGTGGATGTGAGGAGTTTTGCAGCAAGTGCAGCAAGGCGCATTGTAAACATTCGCGTGGACGGAAACAACCTTTTGTCATTGGAAATGAGTATTGCAGGAAATTCGTTTGACTTTGTCGCAACATCGGGAGGTGTTGGTGTAACAGCAACCGCATCGGGCATTACTACAGGGATTTACAAAATTGCAGTTGGCTACAATTCAGCAGCAAGCGGGACTGTTTTGTATGTCAATGGAGTTCTGCGTGATACCAAGACAATCGCAATTCCAAATCTATCTGCGGCAGTTTTTGGTCTTGGCACAAGAGCCGATGGCGCAGTAGGCAGTCAACTCAACGACCGCATCCGCGCCGCTGCACTCTACACCACACGGCTCTCGAACGACCAACTCGCCGAATTAACCCGACTATAAATGGCTACCTTCCGCAAATACGCCTTTCCCAACGAGGCGACATTCACCGCGCTACCAGAGCCGCAAGGCTTCGCAGTGCCGCTGGGTGAAATAGAGGGCGCTTATTGCGTCGACATTCTTTGGGATGCAGAGCCAAATGTCGCCTACCTGCCCTTCGAGTGCTGGCCTCCGCCTGTTGGGGTGCATACCTTCCTCGGCTGGGATGAGCAGTACGGCAAGGATTACACCGAGCGCGACGACTTGAACAACACACTAAACGAAGACTAAAATGATCGACTTCCTCAAATCCATCGGCATCAACCTCGGCCTAACCATCGCTGGCTTCTTCGGCGCACTACTGCTTGCACCAAAGATGAAAAACTGGAAAATGCAGCTGATCGCAGTACTTAGCGGCACACTATCTGCCACCTACATCGCGCCAGTCATCATTGGCATCCTAAACATAAAAGCGCCCAACATCGAGTACGGCCTCGCCTTCATCGTTGGCTTTTCAGGCGTCAAGATCACGGAGGTGCTGGAGGTGCGCATCATGAAGCTGCTGAAGTCGACACCAAACCAATAATATGAATATAACCCGACGCGCAGCCAACGTCCACACGATTGACTGCGAGGGGAAGGAGGCGGAGTTTCTGCTGGTGAGCGACCTGCACTGGGACAACCCCAAGTGCGATCGCGACCTGCTAAAAAGCCACCTCGACGAAGCCGTGCGCCGGAACGCCAAGGTCATCATGAACGGCGACACGTTCTGCCTGATGCAGGGGCGCGGTGATCCACGCAGGGGCAAGGATGAGATACGGCCAGAACACAATCAGGGCAACTACCTGCAAGCCGTCGTAAACGACGCGGTGCAGTGGTTCAAACCCTACGCTAAGCACATCGCGCTGATCGGCTACGGCAACCACGAAACAAGCGTGATCCGCAATGTCGAGTTCGACGCATTGCAGATGTTCGTCACTCTACTCAATCACGAGTACGGCACTGAAGTTCATCTTGGCGGCTACGGCGGAGCGATCCTGTTCGGATTCACGCACAGTGCTAAAGTAAACCACCGGACACGCTTTGCGATGCATTATTACCACGGTTCAGGCGGAGGCGGTCCAGTGACCAAGGGCGTCATCCAAGACCAGCGGATTATGGCGATGGTTGAAGGCTACGACTGCACTTGGCAAGGTCACGTTCATGAGTTGTATCATCACGTCAACGTCATCACCTACCTGAACCGAAGCGACTATATGATCAAACAACGGCCGCTGCATCAGATACGCACGGCGACGTATAAAGAGGAATACGATGGCGGCGTTGGAGGCTTTCACGTTGAGCGAGGCAGACCGCCGAAGCCATTGGGTGGCTACTGGATGAAGCTGAAGTTGGTTCATCTGAACACCAAGAAGATAGACACTCGCGTCATTGATGCGACGTTCACGACGACCAGCACCCGATAGGGTGTAAAGTGGTAGGATGCGCATTGATTCATACCTGATGGGGTGTAAATTATAGCACCTGTGTCAGGACAGAGCTGACCGCAATGCTTTAACCCATCGATTTCGATGGAATTAATTAATTTTGCAACCTAATCAGGAATTATGCGTAACATCAAATACCTCGTCGTTCACTGCACCGCGACACCGCACTCAACGACAATCGATTCGATTCAGAACTACTGGCGCACCAATCTAAAGTGGAAGTCACCCGGATACCACAAGGTGGTCAAGCCAAACGGCGAAGTCATCACGCTGGCACCCGATGACACCGTGTGCAACGGCGTTGCCGGCTACAACTCGGTGAGCCTCCACATCAGCTACATCGGCGGCGTTGACAGCAGAGGCAACCCTGTTGACAATCGCACGCAAGGGCAAAAAGACGCACTTTCACAGGTGTTGCATGAGTGGCGCACCAAGTACCCAGCGGCTAAGATCCTCGGCCACCGCGACTTCCCCAAAGTGGCCAAAGCCTGCCCATCGTTCAATGCGACACAGGAATACGCTCATATTTAGCCTCCTGCTTTTTGGCTGTTGCCGGAAGCCGGCGGAGGTGATCCGCACCAGTGCCATCGTTCACACTGACCGGCAAGTGGTGACCGCTGGCAGCTTGACGGAGTTGACGCTTCCCGATCTCTGCGACAGTGCCGGGTTGATACGTCGCTTCACTTTGCGTGATAGCGCAAAAACAAGCGTTCTAAGCGTCGCAAATTCGGGTAGTGGCATTGTCATACGTCTGCGCAGAGATACGGTCGTAGAGAGGCTTATTTTGCGTGATACGACAATCGTAGAGCGCACGGTTGTAGTTCAGCCGAAGAAGCGCAAAAGCAGGTGGCCGATACTGCTAATGGGGGCGATTTTGGGACTGCTGGCGAGCGTCGTTTTGTTCGCTCGGTTGAGGTAAGTGCGGAAAATCAAGGCTTGGAAATCGGGGGCGTTGGACAAGTTTTGTCCAAAAGTGCGTCTACGCGCTGGAAACGCAGAAAAAAAAATAAAAAAACATTTGGAACGTA